TTACTACGCGCTGTTGTACGCCGGTTACTGCTTGCGGCGTTCGGACAAGAACCAAGTACGCTACACGGGTTGCCACTTCTGCTGTTGGCGGCACGTTCAGGATGCTTGGTAATCCCGCCTGTACTCCGAACTATGATTTGCAGTCGATTAACGGCACTGCTCCTGCCGCTGCTCCTGCAAGCGCCGGGAATTAAACTGTAAAGAAAGGAGATAAAGACAATGGCTGAACGTTACGAACACCTTGAAAAAGCAATGTGCAAGGAACTGGAAAAGCTGGACAAGAAATACACCGCAGACGTGGAAATGTCCGAACAGGATGCGGAACGCGCCCGGAAACTGTACCACGCCTTGAAATCTGCCGAAACCTACCACGCCATGAAGGACGCGGAAGAATGGGAAGATGAAGATGGTGAAGAAGGTTACAGCGGCGAAGGCCGTTCCATGCGGCGCGGTGGACGCTCCTACCGTGGCAATTCCTACCGCCGTGGACGCGATATGCGCACGGGCCGCTATATCAGCCGTGGCATGGACGAATACGGCTATTCCGGTCACTATTCCCCTATGGAATACATTGACCCCATGTGGGATAGGCGCTATTGATCCGCAGCGTAAACTTTCCGCAAAATCAAGGCCGCTCCGAAAGGAGCGGCTGTTTTTATTGTCGGTAGTAATGTCGGTAGTAGAAATATATTTTGATGTATTTTCAAATATTTTTAGAAAAAAAGGTTTTAAATAAGAAATCCCGCAACCCTTGATTTATAAGGAATTGCGGGATTTTCATGGCGCGCCCTGGGGGATTCGAACCCACGACCTTTTGATTCGTAGTCAAAAGACATTCGTTGAAAAATAAGGAGAAGAATCCATTATGTCGGTAGTATGTCGGTAGTAGAATTTAATAAATAAATTACTTTATGCTGTCACCAACGGCTTTTATTTCTTGGATATTGGTAGATTGATAGCGCTTTTTTGTAAATTCGTAATCTGTATGACCGAAGATTTTTGCTTTGGTTTTGTCATCCCCTTCGGCATCTTTCAGTTTGTCCGAATAGGTATGACGCGCACAGTAAGGAACTTTCCCATCATCAATACCAAGTTTATTCATCATGGGCTTAAAAACGTGCTTATTAAAATAATCGTGGGACATTTTTTTGTAGCCTATAAATTCTCCTTTCCGGTTTGTTTGGTACTGTGGGAACAGCAAATCAGTGCCATCCACATTCAAGCGCTGGAGAATGATTCCGCTGATTGCGGATGGAATAGGAACAGGGCGGTCTTTACCAGCGTCGGTCTTGCTGCCGCCAACAAGGTATGTTACACCGTCCTTATGGTGCAAATCTGATTTTGTGAGTGCCAAAAACTCTCCCGGACGGAACCCAAGATAGCACAGGGAATAGATATATTCGGCATATTTTTCCTTTCCGATAGCTTGACGAATAATTTCAACTTCTTCTTCCGAAATCGGATCCCGCTGTTCGCTTTTGCCTTTGCCAGTGTAAAGATTTTTTGTTATATCCCGTTCCACATAGTTGCTGTCAAAGGCATAGCCCCATAACAATCCGGCAATGACCTTCATCACCTGATGGGTACGCTTCCCAGCAGGGCATAAATCCATACAATCCTGCAAGTTTTGAGCAGAAATATTTTCGATCAAAATGTCATGCAAAGCAGAAAAATGCTTATATGCGGACAAATACCCAGCCATGGTGGATGCTGCGATACGGTCTGAATACTTTTCTTTCCATTCTTCAAAAACCGCTTGTAAAGTAAGATGCTTTCTTTCCTGGATAGACTTTTGCAAAGCATCACAATAAACAAGTGCTTCCTTCTTGGTTTTGAACCCTCCTTTTGTTCGCTTGATTGGGACGGGCTTTTTGGTGTCATCCTCCGGGGTGCGCCAGCCAATGACTACAGATGCCGTCCAGGTGGAACAGCCTTTGCGCTTGTAGGCCGTTCCCTGACCGTTTCCACGGGCCTTTTTTTTGCCCATAAAATGCCCTTCTTTCGGTTCGATTTTTTTCTGCTCCTGATTGATGATACAAAACTGGCAAATCAGTTTCAAAAATGGACGGTAATGTTTCTTAAATGTCACGTTATGCTTTGCACTGTTGACAATGGGAACGGACGTTTGTATAATTTGTTACGAACAAAGTCAAAATTGGTCTTTTCATGGGAACCTTTGTCGAATAAATTGAAAAGGCCAATGAGTGGTTGTAAACTTGGATTGAGATTGAAAGAAGGAGATTTGAAAGATGGATTTCCGCGAAGAAATAATGAATATTGTGAAAAAGCTTGATATAAATGGAAAGGCTGCTATTCTGACTTACGCTCTGAAAGTTCTACAAGAAGAGCGTAATCATGAACTTTCTTCTGCCCCTCCGGTGAAAGACGGGAAATAACATCCGAAGTAGCATTATTTGCAGCTATTGTTGCTTGCTGAGCGGATTTTGCATTTGTCTGCATTTGCAAATCAATAGCACCAAGCCAAACAGGATCAACGTCAAGCGCAAGGGCAAGCAAAAAAATTTTCTCTTGCTTCGGTCTGTACTTGCCTTTCAAATAGTTGCTTATGTCGCTCTTGCCAATTCCGCTTACTTGTGACAATTCTGTTGCTTTCATTTTCTTTTCGTCCATCGACTGTTTGAGGCGCTTTGCAACTTCCAAGTTAAGGCGCTCTTTTTCCGTCATGATGAATCACCCCCTTCAAAACCATTATAATGTATAAATGCGCAGTTTTCAAGTTTTCAAAAAATTTTTTGAGAAAATTAAAAAATATGCTTGACAATTGAAAAATACTGTGGTAATATGTTCCCGAAAGTTGAGAAAACTCAACCGAATTGTAACAAAGGCAGGTGACGGGATGGAAAATGTCGTTTTCGACTACAATAAGCTTCGGGGAAGAATTGTTGAAAAATTCGGGACGCAGGGCGCGTTTGCGGAAGCAATGGGCATGAGCAACGGCTCATTGTCCATGAAACTGGCATCCAAGAGTTATTTCAGCGCTGACGAAATCGTGAAAGCCTGTGAACTGTTGGAGATTACTTCCGGTGAAGTTTCGGCATATTTTTTTACCCGCGAAGTTTAGAAAACACAACTTTTGCGAAAGGGGGGGGATGAAGATGGAATTGCTGGTAGGAATGGTAATTGCGTTTGCCATTGTGTATTTCGGCAGTGAAAACGAAACGCTGGAAGATTACGCGGATCGGAAGACGGGAAAGAAATGAAAAATCCCCTGTTGTTGGCGCAACAGAGGACGGGCCAGCCGGTGGGCTGATGAAAAGATTCGTAAGTATTCTACCAAAGAATGAGAAAAAAGTCAATAAAAAACGGAGGATATGAAAAATGGCTACGAAGAAGAATGCTGCTCAGGAAACCAAGGAAATCCAGATCAAAATCAAGGCTCCCGTCATTGAAACCGCAAACATCGTCCTTGTTGGTGATTCTCCGCTGATCGTTCATGCGTGGAGTGAAAAGGCGAAGAAAGAAATGCTGGAAAGCCAGCAGAAAGAAAAGAAAGACAAGAAAGCCAAGGAAAAGCGCGACCCATTCGCAGAGTTCATGGATGCGCTGTACTGGATCACGCCGAAGCCGGAAGAAAAGACCCCGGAAGCCTTTGAAGCCGCCGTTGAAGCTGGCGCGAAGTTCGGCTTCCCCGTCACCGCCATCAAACAGGCCGCGCTTGCCGCTTGCTACCGGGCGGGAATTATCCCGAATCAGGCGGGCATGAAATCTTGTTTTAAACTTACCGCCGTGGACGGCATTAACCCGGACAGCGGATCAGAATTGGCTGTGATTGAAACGCCTGAACCACCGAAATGCAGACAAGATATGGTAAAGATTGGATCAATGACAAAAGTTGCTGATCTCCGTTATCGTCCTGCTTTCATCAACTGGAAAATCCGCCTGAAAATTTCCCTTATCAATGTAGGAACATTTGACATGGAGAGCATTGTAAACGCGATCCACTTAGGCGGCGTGATGAATGGCATCGGTGAATGGCGCATGGAACGAGACGGTGATTTCGGCGCGTATCACGTTGAAGTGGATGGCTAAATGTCTGCATATATTTACGAATATCGGTGCAAGGGACTGCAAAAAGCCCCCGCACAGGTTGCCGGAGAGATCATGGAACAGCTTGAGCAGAGCGAAGCGGGGCTTTCCCCCGCTTCCCTGCTGGACGCAAGCCGGGACGAAAACGCCCCCCTGCATAATGAGTTTGAATGGCAGGACGATGTAGCCGCTGAACAGTACCGATTGACTCAGGCGGGCGGCATCATCAGGAACGTTTACCGGATTTCCGTTGAAACTCAGGAGCAAGCCCCTGTTCGGGCGTTCGTCTCAACTGGTGAGCGCCAGCAAGCGTATGTCAGCATTGCAACGGCGCTGAATCATGAGCAATGGCGAAAGAACCTGCTGGAAAGTGCAAAGCGTGATATGGAATCATTCAGCGCAAAATATCGCAATCTGGGTGAACTTTCCGAAGTGCTGAATGCCATGAAGAAAGTTGGATAGGCATGGCAGTGATGGGCTTGTCATGGAAAGTTGGGGCGTGGCAGTTCAGGAGTGTACGGGTAGGCATTGGCTCGGTGGTGTTTGGATCGGCCCGGAACGGCAGTCATGTATTGGCTGTGTTTGGTTCGGAAGGTTCCGTAAGGGAACGGCGCGGCAGTATCGGATAGTTTCGGTTTGTAAGTGTACGGTATGCTGCGGATGGGCAGTTTCGGCAGGGGTAGGCTTGTCTTGTTGCGGTAAGGAGAGTCTCGGCAGTCATGGAGAGTTGTGTCAAGGCGATGCGTGGCCTGTATTGGCAGTCGTGGAAGGTAAAGTCTTGGTTGGGAAAGGTTCGTTTCGGCAGTCGAGTTGAGTAATGGCGAGGTTGGG